CTGTGCGCCGCTTCCAGCAGCAATTTCGATTGCACGTTTGAGGCCATCGTTAAACTCCAAATTCTCTATGAGGCAAACAATGTTTGCGGCATTGCCTCCTTTACCGCAGGTATGGCAGAAGTACAGGTTGTCATAGGTATTGATGACAGCTGACCTTCTACTATCAGAATGTAAACAGCACCGCACTGATGCTGACTTACCTTCTCGTACTTCTCCTCCGAAATATCGGATAATTGGTTCTATCGGGATGTCGTTGGCGTCAACTTTTCCTTTGAACTTAGACTTCTTACGTACCCTGGACCAGTCTTGTGCTGGCATACACACCCCTTTATGTCGCACTTATCGTGCCAGTGTGCAGCACGCTTTAGATTTCCCACACTATTCTCTTCGCCTGCCCTAATGCAGTATGAACAAATCATTATTCTACCTTCTCAAAGTTATCTAATAAATCCCGATATGAAAGAGTAGCAATAGGTCTACTTGGTGTATCCCAGTTCTCGTTCTCCTTGAAGATAGCAACCCTTATTGTATCGTCTCGAAAGCAATCAGCTATATTGTAGGTTGCACCAGTAATCTTGCTGCGCCACTTCACGCTTGATCCAATTCTTCTGCTGTTTCCTGATACTTCTTGTAGCGAGCCTTGATATTCTCGCGCCACTTAGGGCTGAAGTAATAAACACTAATATCAAAGAAGATAAGCGACAACTGTAAGCCGCGCTTATGTATGGTAAAGCCTACTGATACTGCTGAGAAGTACCAGTCAATATCAATGTCAAGCCTGTTCAGTATCGTCAGACTCATCTGTTGTCTCCTCTACTACTTCTTCTACTGGAGCTTCGCTCCAAGTTTCAGTGCTAGTGATTTCACCTTGTGGTGTTGGCATTATTGTTTCTCCTTTAACCATTGCTGTAAGTCTTGGACCACCCAAGCCTTGTCTATGCCAGAGTTGCGACGCTTAACCACAACGTAATGCAGTGGCACTTCCCCAATACCACGAGCCTTAGCGTAGTTAAGCGCCTCAACTTCTGCCTGCCTCCAGAACTCCGGTAAGTCTAGTCTTGCCGTGTTCTTGAGTTCTAGTATGTATGTCTGTCCCGCGACCACCACTACTAGATCTCCTTCGTCGTCCTTGCCTGCCAAGCGCAAGCGCTCAGCGAGGACACCAAGACCACGAAACCATTTCATTACATCAATCTCAAAGGCTGCGCCTTTTGCTTTGTTGTACTTAGGACTACTCATCTTTACCAGTATCGTAAACAGCGTTGCCGTTCTCATCCAGCTTTACCTTAAGAATCTTCAAGTCAATCAGCACCATCAACAGGTTAGTCATATCCTGCTTGAGTTGTTTAATCTCTTTTCTTAAGTACTGAATCTCTGTATTAGCCATCACGCTATCTCTCTTCCGTATTCATCTTCAGCAACGTAGTCACCAGTATAACCTGCACGTGCATCTCTTGCGAGCATTGCACCATAGGAGTTTCCATCTGATATCTGACAAGCACCATAGTTCACATACAAGGTGGCATAGTCCTTGCCATCTGCTGCGTGTGGACCAAAGCGGTTCTTCACCGCTGCTACCTTTAACTCACCTTGTACTGGGTGATAGCCCAGTGTCAGGATAAGTGCAGGTAACTGGCTTACCTTGCCGTGAATAGCACGGCGTGCTGGTGGTTCTGTTGGTGAGCCATACTCTGATTGCTCAGAGACGTGGTGCAATACCAGTACACAGGCTTCAGTCTTACGTGCCATATCGTGTAACTCCATCATAATTGCACGAAGCCCGGCCCATTCGTTGTCTGTCTCAGCAGCTACATTCATAAGGTTATCTATGATGATCAACTCAGGGGCCAGCCCGTACAACTCTACGTATGCCTTAATCTCCAACTCGATATCATCGAGTGACGGACTGGAATCAAAGACCCACTTGATATGACTTAACTTATCAAAGTGCTTGTCGTAGTAGTGAGAGTCTGCAGATAGATTCTGCTCGACTGTTACTTGATTGTGACCGCTAGTATGCGCTGCTGCTCTCATCATTACAGTTGTTGTATCTGTATCAGCTGAGAAGAACAACGTAGGTCTTTGTGCCTTGACCGCGTATATCAGTGCAAACATAGACTTACCAGCATTCGGTGCGGCAGCAACCATACAGACTTGTCCTCTACGGAACTTAATCTGTTTGGCTGCTAGCCCACTCCAGGCATCAGGAAGAGGCGTTGCTTTGGTGAGGACAGTACCCCACGCCCGTTGTAGGTCAAGCAACGAACTCCCCCTTTACGATAATGTTTAACGACTTACGGATTGGTCTGCGATCTGTTTCAGTCAGACCGCCCCAGATTCCGTATCTTTCATTCTTTATACCCCACTCTGCACATTCAGTTTGGTGGGGACAGGAGCGACATATTCTTTTGGCCATATTGATTTCAGTTTGGCCAAGTTGGTTCTCCTCCTTTTCAGGGAAGAACAAGTCACCACCTATCTCAGCGCAGCTTGGGTTCTCATAGAACCTCGGCTCGCGCATACACTAACGAACCCAGATAGTCTCGCACTTATCTGCTGCACCCTTAGGTGCTGCGCACATATAACCCTGCCAAGGTCCACGTGCTGATGTGCCTGTCTTAAAGGCCATCACTCCGTGCTTACAGGTCTTGGTTGCAGATGCTACATCCTGCCCAGTACTGGTTACTGCAACTGGTGTTGTATTGAACTGTGACTGGATATTAGATACTGCAGCAGCGGTGGCGTTACCACCTGATAGTTCAGATGATGTTGACTTAATCAAAGCTGCGACCATTGATAGGTCAGTAAGACCTGTTTCAAGATCGCGCACATCTGATGCGTATAAATTGATGAGTGTTCCATCTGCTAACTTGTAGTTGATTTGGAACTTGGTGTTTTCGTTTGCAGCCATTTACTTTCCTCCACTTGGTTTGATGTTTAGTCTTACTGATTCGTTACCAATAATCTTGGGAACAAACCCTAGAAGTTTCTCAACCTCTTTTGCGTCTACAGTCTCACGACCTTTGACTGTTGTCCAACTGATTTCGATACCACTTGCAGTAGTTCCGGTAGCACCTTCAAGGCTTGCCTTGTAAGAGTCTCGCTCTTTCTCCAGCTCCTTTATCTTGCTGTCTAACTGTAAGTAGTGCAGTGCGTGCTTGTCAACTTCTTCGTCCTCAATCACGACTTCACTAAGGACGATACGTTCTTTCTTCAGACCACCGCAACCCATCTGCTCTGTAGCATCGTAGTACTGGCAGTAGTCCTTGCAGAAACTAGCATCCTTTTCTGGCTCTGGCAATGTGGTTGATGCTTTCACTGCAGCAAGCCAGTTCAACGCTTCCTGTGCTACTGATTCATCGTAAGGTTCGCTATGAACCTTGACATCTTTCTCAGCACCATCACGTGCGATTGCTACTAGGTTAACTGTCTTAACGTCATAACCATTCTTGGCTAGTAGATAGCCATAGACCTGCACCTGCCAGCGCTGTTGCTTTGATGGGAAGTATGAAAGGTTCTTCACCTTTGATGTCTTCCAGTCAATAACTGCACCAGTACTAGGTACGAATAAGTCCACGTGTGCTTTCATATCACCATAGGCAACTTCAGTTTCCACTAAGTATTCTTTGCCGTCAGGATCAATAGCACCGATAGCCTCTTCGATAGCTGCGTGGATAGCAGTACCCATAATGGCAGCCAACTTAGATTGGTTCTCGTTGGTATGTGGTTGTGCATTTAATCTGTACCAGACCTTGCGCTTGCAACCACCTAACTCTGATGGACCAACTTCTGTCTGCATACTTCTATCACGAGAGGCATCCTGTGCGTGCAGTACGTGCAGCAGTAATTCCTTTGGGTCTTCTATCGCCATTACCAACCTCCTAAGCATTCTTTGGAATGCGTATGTAATGCAAATTGTACAAGGTATGCACCCTTGCTTGGTGCAAATAATTCTTTCTTACAGGCACCGCAAGAACCTAGCCATTCTTCTGCGAAGAAGTCATAGGTCATCGCCACTTGCGGTCATCCCTCCACTGTAGCCACGCATCAAATCCGTAAGCTGTAACAAATCCAATAAGAAATGCTAGACCGCAGTATGCAATCAACTCTTTCATTTGTAAACCCTTTCCTGTACTACTACTTGTATCGGTGGTGAAGTGTTGATATCTAAGATGGATGCAATCTGCACTGCCTTCTCAGCTACCACAC